GCCTGTACCTTATCAGAGGTATTTAGAACGATCTTAGGAACTTCTAAACTACTTCCAACAGGCAAAGGTGCATCTTTAATTATTGTAAAAGTTGCTGTTGCTGAATTGTCATATTTCTTTATCGTTACATTTATTGCACTTGCTCCAGTATTTGATAAAGTACCTGCTATTACCATAGACTTATTACTTGCAGTAAATATATCTGTTAAAGAAGCATTTGAAATTGTGACACTAGCATCAGAAAAATTATTAGCCATGTATTTTCTCCTTAACTGCCGAGAGCAACTGCAAAACTAATAGCATCTCCTAATGAGGCTGAATTGTCTAGTTGCGTTTGTATATTTGATGTTACTCCATTTAAGTAACCATATTCGGTATCACTAATGTTAGTGTTTGCTCCAATCTTAGTTGCCGAAATTCTATTTACATTTAATGTTATGTTTCCACTTGATGTTATTGGTGTGTTGCCAATAGTAAACTCTGAGCCAGATTGTGTTATTCCTACTGACTGGACTGTTCCTTGATTTGCAGGTGTTATTTGTGAGAACACAATATTAACACTACCTATTGAGCCAGAATTATCAGTAGTACATAAAAATATTTTATCTGCATTTGTTGAGCCTTGTTGAACAACAATCATTTGACCTGCGAGTTCTTCTACTGTGTCATAATTTGTATCTCTTGAAGCAGTACCAGAGTTAGGGCATATATAAATACCATTTTCTGTTGCATCTGTTTGTGATTTAACTAAAATTTTATCGCCAGTAGAAAGAGAAATACCATCAATAGTATCTCCATTTTCTAAACCATTTGTTAAATTAACATTACCTGTTGTAGCAACCTTAGTAATAATTCTTGTTCTCATTCCTGCGATTGCATTGTCAACATACAATTTTGAACTTGCTTCGGTGTCTGCTGTTGGCAAAGATAAACCACTTATAGCTCCACCAGTTATAGAAACATTGTTAGAAGCCTGTGTTGATATTGTGCCAAGACCAAGATTTGTTCTTGAAGTACCTGCGTTAGCTACATCACTTAAATTATTTGATGCAGTTAGTTTACCAGTTAATTGCGTTTGTGCGTTTGAACTTAAAGAATTTATGTATTGAAACTCTGTGTTTGAAACAGATCCATCAGCTATTTTAGTAGCATCAATTCCTGTTGCAACTGCTGTATTACCAACACCTGCTGTTTTAATAGAAACTGCTCCACTAGAAACACTAAAATTGTTTGTATCAAAAGAAGCAACACCTTTATTTGATACTGTTGCATCTTCCCCAGAATAAGTAATTGTTCCACTAGACTCTGCTACATCTAATCCTTCTCCTGCTGAGAAAGTAATTGTGCCACCTAGAGAGGTTGCTGTTGAGCTTGATCCATCAGTTACAGTTATAGATGAGTTTGCAAGTTCTGCATTTGCTACTCCTCCATCTTTAATTGTTACTGCACCAGAAGATACAGAAAAATTATCAGAATGAAAAGAAGCGATACCCTTATTACTTGTTGTAGCATCTTCACCTGCTATTGTTAAAGTTTGTCCTGAAGCTGTGGTATCTATTCCTTCACCACCTGCTAAAGTAAATGTTTGTGAGTCTAAATCTACTGCACCTGTTCCACTATCACCTGCGTAATCAAGATCTTCACCAGTTAATTGCGTATCTACATATGCTTTTATACTTTGTTGAGAAGCAACAGCAGTAGCACTATCGCTTGACATATCATCTTCATCTTTAAAAGCTGTACCAGATAATGATGTGTTAAGAACTGGACTTGTTAAAGTTGGACTTGTCAAAGTCTTGTTAGTCATTGTAACAGTTCCACTTGTAACAAATGCTTTTACTGATTGCTGTGAAGGAGGAAGAATAGCTGAATCACTACCCATAGCATCTTCATCAACAACAGGAATAGCAGGGCCTACATAAGTTGAACCTACATAAACTGATACAGTAGAATCAGAGGCATTAATTGTTCCACTATCAAAAGTAAAAGAAACAGTAGTATTAGGCGAGGAGTAAGATGAGGTTGCAATCTTTCCATAAATTGTTCCTGTGTTAGTACCTGTAATTTTTATTCTACGCCCTACATGGTAGCTAGAAGATACATCAGCATTAATTGTTACGCTTGTAGAGGAGGCTCTAGTGTAAGTAACTGTTGATGTGCCTGAGCCAAGTAAAAACCATTCTTTGTCATTCCATACATCACGAACATCTTTTAGTTCTTGTCTAATAGCGTTATTAACATCTGATGGACTCATGCCCTCAGAAATATTTACACCATTGATAGCTGTATTGCTTGATGCTGTGGTTTTATAATTTGATACTGTCATTGTTGTAACCTTGAATTTAATAAGTTTTGAGTTGTTGAAAGACCTCTATCAACTGCTTTTTCACCTAATAGTCCTGATGTAATAGGAGCAGTTCCTCTTAATATGGGATTAGGAGCATTAATACCTCGCCTTAAAAGATTTCCTCCTGCACCATATAAAAATTGACCTGCTAATGTTGGATTAATTAGTGAGGCTAAATTTCTGGGATTTAAAATACCTGCACCTGTTACTAATCTTGATGCAGTTCCACTATCAGGTATAAAATCACCTACTAATTTTTTACCTTCTAAAGCTAAATCTTGTAATGGTACATTTCCTTTTGCAGTTTGTTTTTTATTTATTGATAAATCAAATTTTTTAATTGATGATAATAATTGCATAGGAGTAAATATACCTTCTGTACCTGTTGCTTTAGTTACAGCATCTTGAATAGGTCTAAATTTTTGATATGTTGATTGTATATTTTTGAAAGTTGGATTTTTCATTATTAAATAATCTTTCATTATACGATTTATTTCATTAAATATTTCTCCTCTTGCGTAAGTATTTCCATCTTTCATATTGAGATTGCCTAATTTTGCAAAATCACCTTGTATTTTTTTTAAACTTTCTCCTGTAATAAATTTATTACCATTTTTATCTATTTGTATATTGTCTTTAAAATTTTTAATTACTCTACCTAAAACTAAATCAACATCATCACCTTTTTTTCCTACAGTTTCTACAAGATCATCACCTATAGCAACAATAGAATTTACTAAACGATCTTGTAAATCTAATATGGAATCTTCTCCAACAACTTTTATTTTAGATAATACATCATCATATTTATTAGATACAATATCATCAATAACTTTAAATGCTTCGTTACCATTTAGATTTGCAATTCTATTTCTTATTTGTTTTTTTGTTTTTTTATCAACTATATTTTCTATAGCTTCCATCATAGCGTATTTATTAAAATCAGATATAGCTTGTGTTTTCGCCATTGAAACTGATGCACCGAAACCTGGTAAAGATGTAGATGATGCTTCAATACCATAAGCAAGATCTCCTATACTTGTTCTTGAAGTTCCTAAGCCTGTACCTTTAACTGATTGTCCTGCTGTTAATCGTACACCATTTCTAATAAATTTTTTAGCCAATTCAGATGTTTTTGGTAAAATCACACTTGCACCTTTTGATATTGTTCCACCTAAAACTGCTCCACCAACTGCACCTTTTGTTCTACTTTCTAAATCTTCTCCAACACCTGCTCCATAAGTAGCACCACCAACAGCACCTATTTTTCCTGCTGTAGTAAGACCTGCTTTTGTACCAAGTCTAGCCATTAAACCTGTTCCTCCTGTTGCAAGAGTTGGTATAGCTGATCCTACAATTTCTGTACCATAAGCAAGATAAGGATTTGTTTCTCTAAATTTGTCTATTTTAGCTCTAGCTAATTTAACTTCATCATCATAGCTAGTTCCTTTTGCAAATGATTTAACACCTGCTTCTATTTCATCACCAAAACCAAAAGTTAAACCTTGTCCTCCTGCCCTAGTAATTCCTTCATAAAATCCTACATTTGCATTATTAACTGAATTTTTATTTTTATTCTTATTATTTAGTTTTTGTTGTGCTTGTTTTAATTCTTCTAAAGTAGCCATTATAACAATCCTAATTCTTTCATTCTATTTTCATATTCTATTAATTGATCTGCGTTTAAATCTTCTAATTTAATTCTTCCTAATTGTGATTCACTTAAATCAGAAATATTGTTAAGATTTAACTCTAACGCTTTATTTGGATCTAATGCAGATAATTGACTATCAGAAAATACTATAGGTTCTCTTTTTTTGTATTTAGAATATCCACCTGAATCTACTTCAATATTGTAGGCCTCTAAATTGTCATTATATAATCTATATTTATCAGCAAATATTTTTGACATTAAAGCAGTAATAACTTCAGGATTAGTTGTTAATGAAGAAGGATCGCCACCTAATGCTTCTATAATTTTTAAAGCATCTGGTTCTGTCATAACACCACCACCAACAACTTCAAGTCTGTTTGCACCAATTAAAGAAGAAAAAGTACCTTTATTAATTCTTTCTGTTAGCTCTGCCATTGTTAAATTATTATCACCAAGTATTGTTTTAATAGTTGTTCCAAATTGAACTGCTAATTTTTCCATTCCACTAGGAACATCTTTAACACCTTTAAGATAATCAGCCATTTTTCTAAGACTATTTTCTTGTGTGTTTAAATCATTTCGTAAATCAAAAAATGCACTGGCTGTTAAATTAGATTTTGAAATATTACCTGCTGTTGAAATTAAAGCAGATTTATCTCCTCCAAACATATCAGGAGAATAAGAAACTCTTTTTCCATCAATATTTACAAATGCTTTACCTAATTTTTTATCCCAAGTAGCATTATAAGTATTTCCTGTATTTGGATCTGTTACAGTATAAAGATAACCTTGATCTGAGCCACCTAATTTATTAGCTTTAGTTTTTTCAATCTCTAATTTTTCTCTTTCTCTTTCATTAGCTCTAGCAACATTATATCCATTACTAATTCTTGATAAAAAAGATTTAGGTGTTGTTGAATAATCATCATCAATATTCATAAAGAAATCCATACCAAAATCTGAAGTAGCAAATTGAACAGCTTTATCTAAAAGACCTTGCATTGTCATTTTAGGTTTTTCTTTTTTACCTAATAATCCTTTATTTTCTTTTTCAATATTTTCTTGATTAGATTTAGGTGTTAATAATCCTTCATTAGCTTTTTCAATATTAGGTTGATTACTTACACCTGAAACTGACATATCAGGAGTTTCTAATTCTTCAGGCATATTAAAGACCACCTGACCATTAACAATTTTTGCATATTGTCTTAAATTTTCAGGTATTTTTCTTAACAATTCATCTTCATTAATTGGTTCGGGTATTGGTAAATTATTTCGTAAATATGGATTATTGATATTAGGATCTACAAATTCACCACTTGATCTTGTTGGATTTCTTCTAAAACCAAAACTTAAATCTGGTGATGTTTTATAACCACTCATCATATCAGTTCTAAATCTACTAGGAGGATTTGCTTGAATAGAAGGATTATTACTTGCTCCATAAATATTATCTAAAAGAGATCTACCTCCAACAAATGCTCTACTGTTTACACCCATAGGTATAGGTTTATTTGTAAAAGGATTAATTGGTAAATTATTCATTGAAAATTGTGCCATTAAAAGAACCCTCCAAGTAAGCCACCACCGATTGCACCATAAAGAGGATTCATTCCAAGTTGTCCTGCAACATTTGCCCCCATACCTGCACCTTTAAGTAACCCTGCTCCTGTGTTTCTAAATACAGGTGAAGTTTCTATTGTGTTAGAAGGTACACTTGCACCTAATGAACCTAAATATTGATTTAATTTTATATATGGTTTTTGTTGTTCGTAATCATATCTAGCTATTGCATCTTGTAATTTAGCTTGTTCTAAACCTTCTTTTTCTACTCCTACACCTTGTAATTTAGCAATATCATTGTAATCCATTTCACCAAGTCCAGGAGCAGTAGCCATTGTATTAGCCATAATATCTCGTTCACGATTATATTGATCGCCATAAACTTGATTAGCTAGTTGACCTAGTTCTTGGGTTAGTATTTCTTGATTAGCACCTGAGCCAAATCTACCTGCACTTGTAAATTGAGAATTAACATCTGATATTACATCACCTGCCATTTGATCGTATAAGGCTTTAGAGTAAGGATTAGTTGATGGGTTAAGGTAATTACCTGCTAGTATGTTTGATGCTTCAGTTTGTGATTGGTTTAGTAAAGGATTACCTGCTAATGCTCTTGCTGATGTAAGATTTAAAGCTGTTGATGTTTCAGGAGCAAAATCAGTATAGGTTGCATTAGGAAAAAAATTAGGCGTACTTCCTTCGTATAAATCTTGTGCTGAATCTATTGCCTGTTGAAAATAAGGTTTAATAAATTCTGATGGTTCTTGTGATGATGTAGTTGTTACACTACTTGGATTACTACCTTTACTCATGATAATTCCTTACTAAATAAATATACTTTTTGTTCATATCCTTTTAATTTCTTTGCCCAACCCTTACGACCTGCAACTTCTACAGCGTCACAATTATTGTACTTAGCAAACTTTTCTATTGTTTGTTGAATTGGCTCTAACCAATTATCCATGTTGTTACCTCCTGCTAGAAAATAACGACAAATTTTTTTTTGAGGATACTGTACTACCTCTGTAATAACAGCACTCTCTACTTTCTTTTCCCAACTAATAAAAAGTTGAAAAGAGTTTTTTACTAACCCATCTAAAATATCTCTAGCTGTGTAAGTATCGTCTAAAGCCTTTTTTATAAGAGGCTCAACTTCATTCCAAATTAAATGTAAATCTTCTTTAGGTACTTGCGTAATCACCCTACAACCACATACCCAAATGTTTGATCTGTATTACCAGAACTAGCATGAGTTAATGTAGCTGTTTTATCTCCCCTTGCAGATACATATAAACTAGATTTTGTAGAGTTAGCATTTGCAGTTGTTGGCATAAACAGAATAACTGAGTTACCACCAATTCTTTCATCTGTAAGTGTTGTTGTTGTTTGACTTGCTCTTAGTGTTACTGAACCTGTACTATTTAATTTACCATTAATAGTATTATTCAAAGCATTAGATACTAATTGTAAATGTAAACTATGATCTGGTATGGATATAGGTACAACAGGAAACTGATTTTCAGCCATTATCTTTTGCCTTCAGGTCTTGCCTCTATATCTACGCCACTCATTGTTTTAAAATTGCCTGTTACTGATACTCGTATTCGGTGGTATCGTGAATTAGATCGTATAGGACAATCTCCACTATCTTGCGTTGAAACTGCTGTTCCTACAGAAATGTTATCTAATTGTGATGCTCTTGTAATAGGTGTTACTGTAACAGTAGCACTATCTTCTTCACTATCTACAATCGGTCTAACATTAATGATAGATGATCTTTTTCCTTCTGCTCCTTCAAATTCTGTTGTATCAACTGTAGCTGACAAGGAAGTTGCAATAAACTTTCCAAATTTATTTTCTGAATTAAATCCTGCTAAACCAACAATCCCTTCTCCATAAAAATAAGAGTCTAATGATTTAGGTAAATTATCTAAGTTACCTAGAACATCTAAACTTTCTAGTGTTGTAAAGGCCTCTTGTGATGCTGTAGAAATAAATTGTAAATCTAATCCTGATCCTGTTGACCATTTATCTACACTATAATTATAAATAATTAATTTATTATTTATTGTAGTAGTAGATGTTGCATCTGATCCTCTGTAAGACCAAACAACAATACTATTGTTAGGATCTATTGCACTACATATACCATCTAAATTAGAAGATAGATCGTCATAAAAAAAAT